GCCCGTCGCGCTACTGGCCGAGCTGTGGCCCGTCGCGCTACTGGCCGAGCTGTGGCCCGTCGCGCTGCTAACGACTCGTGCACCATCACTGTGAGCCAAGTCAGCCGGCTTGCAGCACATCGACGTGATCCACGCAATCGAGCGCGTGATGATTTCAGGGATGCTAAGTTCGGTGCGGATCGTGATCGCCGAGGCGGCGATCTTCGAGTCTTCGCTGTTCCGGTTCATCTCGCCCGTCAATTCGACGGCACAGAAGCGCGACAGGCCAGGCTCGTAATACCGGAACGTGTCGAGCGGGTTTTCGCAGGCGTGGAATCCGGACTCGCACGCGACAACCGAGCCTTCATGCGTGAAAGTCTTGCCAATCTCGAACTGGTAGCCGCGGCATCTCAGGTCGCGGTCGAACGCCTTGACGGCGTGGACGATGACGGGGGCCGGCGCCGCGGGCGCCTCGATGGTTGCGATTTCTGCGCTCGGGGCGGCTTCTGCTGCCACGGGATTCTTGTTCGCCATATGCCATCCTTGACCCACGGGATGCGGGTCGACGGGGGTAATCATGCCGCCGCGCAGCGCCGCCGTCTATTTGCATGTTTCAATCGGCGACGCATCGGCGATAGCTACGCTCAATTGGCAATCCGCGCCGCGCCGCGCTACGATCCCACCCCATGACCGAGAGAATCCGCGTTGGCAATGTCACCGTCACCGTAGAGGGTGACGAGTGCATCGTCTCGCACCGCACGATCCCCGCACTGAAGTTGCGCGTACCTGCAAAGCGCGTGGAAGCGTGGTTCCTGCGCCGTCTGCGCGACGAGACATTGCAGCCCGCGAGCGCATCCGAGGCGGTGGTCAATGAATCGTGAATCCATCACCAAGGAAGCCCGCGGCGGAATCCTCCCGCCGCAGTGTGATATTTCGCACAGGCAGGGGTCTGTTAGGTATCGCACACAGGTGTGCTGCACCCCCTAATATGAGGTCCGAAAGGCTGCCGCGCGTCGTGCCAACCAATACCCCGCAAGACCCGAACGCGCCGGTGCTGACGGCAATCGGCAAGCACATCAGATCCCGCGCCCGCAAGCCCGGCTTGTCGCCGCTGCCGATGACCGGCAGCACACCGGTGGCCCAGGCGCCGGTCGCCAGAAAGAAGAGGGGCGGCCTGGCCGGTACCGTGGACTACAGCCGCGCCAAGGTCACGGTCTGCCCGTCGCCGGCGAAGTTCGGGCCGGCGGCGAAGGTCCACGTCGACCCTGCAACGCGAGTCGAAGGCGGCTTCTCCGACCTCGGCCCTGGGAGGTATCTGTGACGCAACCGACACAGCGCGAACGCCTGACGCAGGCCCTGCGCAAGGGCTGGCATACATGGGCTGACCTCCAGGAATACCGGATAAGTACATGCCCGCATGTGCGTCTCATCTGCGAGGGCGGGCTTGGGCGGTCCATGGTCGAGGGCGAGATGCTCGAGCGCCGCGAGCGGGCCGACGGGCTGGTCGAGATGCGGGTGGTTCGCAGGTAAGCCGGGGGACGGACATCAACTACTACCCATTTCACGTCGGCGACTACGCGGCTCACACGGCCCACCTTGAGCCAATGGAAGACCTGGCCTATAGACGCCTGCTCGACCAGTACTACCTGCGAGAGGGCCCGCTTCCGACCGATGTGCAGGCGACGGCCAAGCTGATCCGCATGCGCTCATTCGCCGGCGACGTTGAGTCTGTGCTGCGCGAGTTCTTCGAGTTGACGGACGGGGGCTGGCGACACAACCGCTGCGATACCGAGATCGACCGCATGCAGGACAAGCAAGCGAAGGCCCGAGCAAGTGCAGCCGCGTCGGTGAGCGCTCGTCAAGCGAAGGCACAACGAGCCGAAGATTTAGCGCAAGCGTCCGTTGAGCGTTCGTTGGCTTCGTTGGAAGCGTTCGCTGAACGGTCGTTTGCATCCCAGGCAGCGGACGTTGAGCTACCAACACCAACACCAACACCAACACCAACACCAACACCAACACCAACACCAAAGGAAAAGACAGGCGCTGCCGCGCTCACCGTGTTGGCGTTGATCGCCGATGGGCTGACAGAGCAAACGGCCGGCGAGTTCCTGGCGCTGCGCAAGGCCAAAGGGGCCCGACTCACGGCCCGGGCGTGGCAGGGGGTTGTTGCCGAGGCCCAGAAGGCCGGCTGGACTGTCGAGCAGGCGGTGTGCAAGTCGCTCGCTCGCGGCTGGACCGGATTCGAGGCCGCGTGGGTTCGTGAGGACCGAGGGCGTCCGGGGCTGGCGGGCGTGACCGACGAGCCCGACTGGCGCCGCGAGCAGCGCGAGCGCAATGAGGCCTTCCTCGGCCCGTATGCGGCCAAGCGCAACGCCCCGAACGTCATCGACATGGAGGCCCCGAATGCCGCTCCCGTCCGCGTGGCTTGACCACCTGTTCGGCCGCCTGTCCGTGCGCTACGGTTCTGCTTTCACGCGCCAGTGGCCCGACGTGGAGATCGCCGCGGTGAAGGCCGATTGGGGCGAGGTGCTCGATGGCACTTCTGGCGCCGCCATCAGCTACGCCCTGCGCTACCTGCCCATCGCGCCCTGCAACGCCATGCAGTTCCGCGACCTGTGCCGCCGGGCACCAAGCACTGCGCCGCTGGCGCTGACCGACGACGGGGCTCGAGCAGATCCGGCACGCGTGCAGGAGGTGCTGGCGGGTCTGAGCCTGGAGGGCGGCGCTGGGTCGCCGGCGCAACGGTGCGCGGACTCGATCCTGTCGATTGCCCAGGCGAACGGCAGGCTGTCGGCGGCGCAGCGCGACCAGATACGGGCGATGTGGGGTCGTATGACACCGCAGCAGCGCGACCGCGCGGCTGAGTTCACGCCTCGGATGGGGGGTGCGGCATGACGATCATGCAGTGCATGGGTGGGTGGTGCCGCAGCCGCGACAAGTGCGCCCACTACGTGGCAGCCGGAATCCCGGGGCGCGCGCCAGTCGAGCGACTGTGCGAGCCGCGCCTCGACGAGCCGCAAACGATGAAAGTTGCCAACAAAGTTATCCACATGCCAGCGCAAGAGGATGTCACATGCCAACCGTGACCCTCATCGACGGCACCGAGGTCGACAGCGCGAGCTGGTCATGGGCCGAGGAGTGCGCGCAGCGCCACCGGCACGTGCTGAACATGCGCCGGCTGGACGTGCATGCCCGCCGCGACTACCTGTCGAACGTGGACCGGCGGGAAGGCGAGGAAGCCGGCCGCCGGCTGCGCGAGGCGTTCGCGGCGGACTGGGAAGAGCGCAAGAGCGCACGTGGAGTGCAGGCGTGACCACTCCCCGCCCAGCACGAATCGACTGGACGCTCGATACCGTGCGCCGCCGCTGCACGATCGTCGGCGACTGCTGGATCTGGGACCAGGGCGTCAACGGCGCCGGCTATCCGATGGGGACGATCAACGGCCAAGGCGGCGCGATGGTGCGCCGGTTCGTGATTGAGGTCACCGGCCAGGCGCCGAAGACGGCTCGCAAGTGGCGCGCGGCCTGCGCGTGCGACAACAAGCGCTGCGTCTCGCCTGTGTGCCTGTTCCCGTCGACGCATTCGGCGATCCAGAAGCGCGTGTACGCCGAGGGCGTGCGGATACCCGCGCTCGAGCGCGAGGCACGCAGCCGCGCGGCGGTAGCGTCGTTCGGCAAGCTGACCGAGGAACAGGTAATCGAGATCCGCACCTCGAGTGGCGTGACGGACGCGGAGCTCGGCCAGCGTTTCGGGGTGGCTCGCAACACCGTCCGGGCAGCCCGTGCTGGCGAGACATGGGCGCATGTGCCGATGTTGCAGCGGCGCTCTGTGTGGGGTGTGGCATGAGCGCCGACCGACGTGTGTTCATCCTTGCCCATGCCGAGGCCCGGCGCCGCGCCATGGCGTGCGTTGCAGATGCGCCGGCGGGCTACACCGTCAGCGTGCAGGAACCAAAGCGGTCGCTGGACCAGAACGCGCTGCTCTGGCCGCTGCTGACCTGTTTCGCCGAGCAACTGGAATGGCCGGTGAACGGGCGCATGGTGAAGATGGCGCCAGAGGACTGGAAGGACCTCCTCTCGGCAGCCTACCGCCGCGACTCGCAGCGCGTGGCCATGGGCATCGACGGCGGCATGGTCATGCTGGGCCTGCGGACCTCGAAGATGGGCAAGCGCGAGTTCGGCGAGTTCCTGGAATTCGTCTTCGCCACGGCCGCCGACCGCGGCGTGGCGGTGGAGCGCGACGAGGTGCCGGCGTGAGCATGCTGCAGCGCACCAAAGGAAAAGCCGGAGAACGGGAGGTCGCCGCCATCATCCGCGACCTGACCGGCTGGGACGTGCAGCGCCGGGTCCGCCAGCACGGCGGGGACTCCGATCTTCTCGGGGTGCCCGGCTGGACGATCGAGGTCAAGCGTCACAAGACGGCAGGAAGGGGCGAAATCGCGGCCTGGTGGCGGCAAACGGAGGCGCAGGACATCGCCCTATTGCCCGTGCTGTTCTATCGCCTGGATCGGGCCGATTGGCGCGCAGTCTGGCCGGTGGCCGTGCTGATGACAAATCAGCGAGCCGACTTCTGGGTGGCGTACGAATGGACGTGCGATACCTCGGTCGAGGCGTGGGCAGCCGTAGCGCGCGAGATACAGGCGAGAAGGGTCGGATGATGATCCCCGACCACGCCATAGAACGCCTGATGCTGGACGTTGGTTACGTCCCGGGCGAGCGCTTGCGAGGCGAAACGCTGCGGGCCTACAGCGCAGCCCTGCTGGTGCAAGCCGTCGCAGCATGCGAGGCAATCCGCGACCGCTACCCGCCGGTCCTGCAGGACGACTTGAGCCGGGCCAAGCGCGTCACGGCCGACAACTGCGCGCGGGCGATCGCCCAGGCGTTCCAGTCGTGAACGGCACCAAGCCCACCAAGCCCGAGGCCGCCCACATGGCCCGCATCAAAGCCATGCGTTGCATCTGCTGCGAACTGCTCGGCCAGGAGCAGACATCGCCCAGCGATGTGCATCACATCCGGGAACACGGCCAAGCCCGAAACCACTGGCTCACCCTGCCGCTTTGCCACGCCGATTGCCACCAAGGGCGCAACGGAGTGGAGTTCGAACGGACCTATCTGCGCATCCTCAAGATGACAGAATTCGACTTGTTGGCGCGCGTGATTGAGCGGATGGCAAAGGCTGAGGTGATGACATGAAAGCCGAGGTTACAAAAACGAAGCGCAAACCTACTGGGGCTGCTGCGATGGGTGCCGGACCGGGTAGGCCGAAAGGTTTACCAAACAAAACCAGTCGGCAGATCAAAGAGATGGTTGTCGGAGCCCTCGAAAGCGCAGGCGGCCAAGCCTATTTGACGCGGTGCGCGAAGGACCCGAAGTTGGCCGGGGCGTTCTTGGCGCTGGTGGGCAAGGTGCTGCCTCTGCAGATCACAGGCGCAGAGGGCGGCGCGCTTAAGTTGGCGGTGGAATGGCAGCAGCCCCCGAAGTCAAACGGATAGTCATCCCGTACACGCCGCGGCAGGCGTTCGAGGCGTATCACGCGGCGGCCCAGCGGTTTGCGCTCACGGTGGCGCATCGCCGCGCTGGGAAGACGGTCGCGCGCATCAACAAACTGATCAAAGCGGCGGTGACGTGCCAGCTCGAGCGCCCACGTTTCGGCTACCTCGGGCCGACATTCGTCCAGGCCAAGGACATCGCCTGGGCCTACCTTAAGCACTACGCATGGCCGGTGATCGAGGCCACGGGCGGCAAGGCCAACGAGGCCGAGTTGAGCATCACCCTGGGCCACAACGACGCGGTTGTGCGGTTGTACGGTGCGGAGAACGCGGACCGCATGCGCGGGCTGTACTTCGACGGGATCAGCATCGACGAGGCCCAGGAGATCGCGCCGTCCGTGATGACGGCGGTCATCTTCCCCGCGCTGCTGGACCGCCGCGGCTGGCTCGACATCAGCGGCACGCCGAAGGGCTGGGGCAACCTGCTGGGCTCGACCTACAAGCGCGCGCAGACCGATCCCGAGTGGTTCGTGCAGGTGCTCAAGGCCAGCGCGACGGGCATCCTGCCGGCCGACGAGCTGCAGCGTGCTCGTGCAAGCATGCCGGTCAACGAGTATGAACAGGAATTCGAGTGTTCGTTTGACGCGGCGATCACCGGCGCCTACTACGCCGCCGAGCTGTCGAAGGCGGACGCCGAGGGGCGCATCACGTCCGTTCCGTATGACCCGATGCTGCAGGTGCACACGGTCTGGGATCTGGGGATCAGCGATTCGACCTCGATCTGGTTCTGGCAGCAGGTGGGGCGCGAGGTCCGGGTGATCGACTACTACGAAGCGGCCGGCTTCGGGCTGGATCACTATGCGCGGGTGCTGAAGGACCGGGCCTACCTGTACGGCGAGCACTGGGCGCCGCATGACATTCAGGTCCGCGAGCTCGGCACGGGCAAGAGCAGGCACGAGGTCGCCGCGTCGCTGGGCATCGCGTTCCGGCACGTCCCGATGATGCCGGTTATGGACGGCATTCAGGCCGCGCGCATGACGATCCCGAGGTGCTGGTTCGATGCCAAGCGCTGCGCCGATGGGCTGGACGCCATCCGGCAATACCGTGAACGAAGGGACGAAAAGCGTGATATTGCGCACGGGCCCCTGCACGACTGGTCATCGCACGCTGCCGATGCGTGGCGGTATCTCGCAGTCGCGCTGCAGGAGATACAGGCGCCGGTGCGGCCACGGGTGGATGTGTCGTTCGAGGGAAGTTGGATGTCCTGATAGGCGCCATCTATCGCATTGACGAACCTGATAGGCTACACTCGCGCCAGTTCACGGGGTGAATATGGCCGATTCGGACGACCTGAAACTGGCGCGCGAGCAGTACGACGATGCGGACGCGACTTGGTCTGATGCCCGCGCCCAGTGGGTCGAGGACGTGCGATTTGCGCGGCTCGGCGAGCAGTGGCCCGATCAGGTCAAGCGGCAGCGGGAGCGGGACGGGCGTCCTTGCCTGACCATCAACCGGCTGCCGAGCTTCATCCGCCAGGTGGTCAACGACGCCCGGCAGAACAAGCCGGCGATCAAGATCCACCCGGTCGACTCCGGCGCTGACATCGAAACCGCCGAGGTCCTTGGCGGCCTGGTGCGACAGATCGAGGCCAGCAGCAACGCCGACGTTGCCTATGACACCGCGCTCGAGCATGCTGTGAGCGGTGGTTTCGGGTTCTTCCGCGTGGGCGTGGCATACGCCCATGGCGACAGCTTCGACCAGTCGATAGTGATTGAGGCGATTGTGAACCCAATTACCGTGCGCTGGGATGCGGCCAGCACCGCGGCCGATGCGGGCGACTGGCGCTATGCGTTCGTGGTGGACGAGATCCCCAAGCCGCTGTTCGAGCAGCAATACCGCGGCGCCGAGGCGGTCGACTGGGATTCGGACGCCCCGGACTACGCCGATGGCTGGCTCAACGAGGACTCGGTGCGCGTGGCAGAGTGGTGGACCCGCGAGGAGGCCAAGCGCACGATCCTGCGCCTGTCGGATGGCAGCATCATCGGCGAGGACAAGTATTTGCGCGTAGTCGATGGGGTGCCGGCCAAGGCCATCTATGACTCTCGCGGCATCGTTGTCGTGGGCACGCGAGAGGCGCGGACGCACGCGGTTCGCCAGCGCATCATCACCGGTGCGGAAACGCTGTCCGATGTGGCCTGGAGCGGGCGGTACATCCCGATCTGCCCTGTCTACGGCGAGGACATCACGGTCGAAGGCCGGCGGCATTTCATTTCGATGACCCGCCAGGCCCGTGACCCGCAGCGCAATTTCAACTACTGGCGCAGCGCGGCGACCGAACTGGTGGCGCTGGCGCCGAAGGCCCCATTCATCGGGCCGAAGGGGTCATTCAACACCGACCGATCGCGCTGGCAGACCGCCAACATCGAGTCCCATCCGT